TTTTGTCCATTAGCGATCTCTATAGTGAAATCAGTTTGGTCAGCAATGTCAATAATATTCAAATAATTTGTATTGTACTCATTACTCGCAAAATGACCAGGGTCATAAACGAATTTAAGCCTACCCTTATGAAAGGATGAGCAAACTATCTGAAAACGCACTTTCATAGAACCAGTCCAATATTTAAACGGGAGTGCTGCCATAGCACATGCCGGAAAATGGTAGGACGTTGGTGGTCCAACATTCTGAGCCCAAGTGCACGGGTCCAGCCTCATATTCCACAAAAGAGTTTCAGGTGAAGTACCAATGTTCCAGGTAAAAGTCGTCAAATAAGACTCTCTCTTTGCTATTTCTTTAATGTTAAGAGAATCAACACCACCTAAACCTGTTGTCCGAGGATCAATTGTTAACTCCTGCTTCTCATCTATTGTCATCTTCGCCGTACCATCACCAACGTTAGTTAATGATAATGACGAGGCTGGATAAGGTCGATAAGGCTCAGGATTCTTATTCACACTAGGGCGACAATACCCAAACATCTTAGCGACAGAAGCAGTAGTATTTGCTGTCATCTCTGTAGCTTGTGCAAACGGACCTATATAAGGAATACCAGACATAGCACCTGCGACTTTAGCCACAGCTGTTGCTGGTCCTGAAATACGTCCCTTCTCATTAACTTCGTCAATTTCGTTACCTGATTGTGGGCCAAGCCCATCCTGCTCAACCGACGTCAAAACGGACATACTGACATCTTCTGCCCATGCAAATACCGAAATTGTAACTACATCATTTGCACGGTTAGCATGCTTCAATGTATTTAAACTTCGGAAATATAATTGACCTAGTTCTTCCCATTGTTCATTAGGTATAGAACAATAATTCCAATAATTATAAAAAGGTAACATCAACTCTCCACCTTGTGATGTCGTAGGGTCTAAGAATATTCTAGGTTGCTGAGAAGCTTGCACTAAATCTTCCCTAACCAAAGTTGAATTAACAGTTAACGAATCATAAAAATCAAATGGCAAATAAGTAACGAGAGCTCTTCCATATTGAAATCCATTTCCATTAATTACAACTTTAACATGAAGCTTAGATCTCATCAAATTAAAATTGGCTATACGATTAGCAACTCTCGCATTACCGAAATACAACGCCCAAGGATTTATATCAAAACCTAGGTTAGTAGATGTACTCCATTCTGCTTCATGAATCTTAATCGGACGAGAAAAGAAATTCTCTAAGGTCGCATCATTGGTATCCTGCAACCTTCGAGTTGGATCT